ATTCCCTGCGATTGTGAAGATTGCAAGTTGAATATCAAAGAATTGGCTGCCAAGAAAGCATCTTTTATGAAGGAAATGCTGAAGTAGCAAAAATGCAACAACCCTAAAAAAGTTGTTGCATTAATACTAAATAGGTATATACTGAAAGTGTAGTAATTAACCACGAAAGGAAAAATTATGAAAGAAGTTGAAATCTGGGCTGGCAAAAAAGTCATGGCATACCAGGATGCTGACTTGGTCGAGAAAATGCCCTACATCAAAGCTGCTGAATCTGTCTGGTATCAAAGCTGGTTGGACAATGGCGGTGAGGATGTCGGTAGCTGCTGCGGTGGCAAAGCGATTCGGATTTACTACTTGGGCAAAGGCAAAAGAAATGTTGTAGAAAAAAGCATTGTGCCTTGCAGCTTTGTCCAGGGAAATGTGGCTGCTGCGAAATCAGTTGCCCCTGCTTTGGAATTTTTGGCTGCTCATGGGATTGTCGGTGAGTATTACGATGGTTGGATGGATTGATTAATGCCCCTTCGGGGGCTTACGAAAGGAATCAAAATGGCAATGCCTTATAAAGATTTGGTTGTGTTTGCAAGATATGTTTACAGCTTCTATGGCGATGGCGGTATTTATGACATGGGAGTGCCTTATGAAATCATTAAGCAAGCTATCCGCTTTTTGCAATCTAAGGATGGTCGCAAGTATCGCTGCGGTATTCCTGTGTGTGGCGATTCTGTAGACCGAGAGCACATTCGCATGATCTTGGAAGAAGAATATGGATATTGTGAAAAAAAGCTACAAGCTGCTTGACATTATCCCAAATTAGTATATTATTAAGTTGTAGTTTCAATTAATCACGAAAGGAAATTGAGATGGAAAAGCAAGTTAGTCGTCATGCTGGTGCTGCCAAAATGATTCGGGCTTACATGAAAGCCAAAGGAATCCCTGGTAGTGTTCGCAGCAAAAGTTATTCAATGGGTAGTAGTGTTCATGTGGATGTTGTCGATTTGCCACCAGCCCAGTATGAAGATTTGAGAAAGTATGTTGCTCAGTTTGAATATGGTCATTTTGATGGAATGATTGACTACTATGAAATGGACAATGTGAGAGATGACATTCCCCAGGTCAAGTATGCCTTTGTTAACAACAAAATGAGTGATGAGTTGGGCGAGAAGATTTACCAATTCATGAAAGGCTATTACTCTGGTATGGAAGGTGCTCCAGATAGTTTCAAAGATGCTCATAGTTTCTTCAATATGAGTTTCAATGGGTATGCCAGCCACTTGGTTTACAAGTTGTTTGCTGGTGGTTATATGCAAAACCAGTACTATGAGTTTGTAGAAGGACAGAAAGCAGCATAATGAATATAGATATTATTTTGGATGCCATATCTTTTGCTATTGATAAGCATGGAAAGCAGGTTCGGAAAGATGCTGAAGAATCTGCCTACATTAGACACCCAATCGAGGTGGCTCAATTGTTGATTATGGCTGGTGTTGTTGATGAGGATGTGATCGCTGCTGCGGTCTTGCATGATGTAGTAGAAGATTGTGGGGTTTCGGTGGCTGACATTTCTGCTCGCTTTAATCCTAGAATTGGATTGATTGTGCAAGAGGTTAGCGATGATCCTGCTTTAAGTGGCATGGCTCGTAAAGATGCCCAGGTAGTCAAAGTTGGCATGATTAGTCCAGAAGGTAAATTAATCAAAGTAGCGGATAAAATCTGTAACTTGCAAGATGTTTTGTATAGACCCCCTGTAACTTGGGATGATGCTAAAAAGGCTGCCTATTTTGATTTTGCAGAAAGAGTTTTTAATGCTGCCAATATTAAAAACCCTTATTTGATTGAGTGCTTCAATGATTTAATGGAAAAAAGAATTGTAATTTAATGAATAAAAGAAATCGGGGTACTGCTGGTGTAGTGCCTAATACAACTGAAATTATTGCAGCCAGGGGTGATTTATCACAATCCAAAGCAGCATCTTTAATATATACTACCCAAGCTAGGTGGAGTAATTACGAAACTGGAAAGAGTCGTATGCACCCTGCTTCTTGGGAACTTTTTATATTAAAGACTAAGCATGACATTTTATGAAGTCTTAACTGCTGCCATCAATGACTTTATCGAGCATGGTTTCGATTCCCAAAGTCGAGTAGATTCCTGGCTAAAGAAAATCAAAGAAGCTGCGGAAAAGGCTTTAATTTCTGATGAGCAAATGCAAAGAGAAATGGAAAAGGCTTTAAATGCAGCCTTCTCCAGACTAGTAACCAAAGGCGGTTTAGTTAACAAAGATGTCAGTAAATATGACATTGAGAAACTCAAGCCTAAACTTCGGGCTGAATTAGATCGCAGAATAATGGCTTCTGCCAATCTGATTAAATACAACCGAGAGCAAAGTATTACAGATGTCCTCAGAAGGTTTGAAGGATGGGCTACATCCATTCCTAAAGGCGGTTCACTCGCAGTAGATCGCAACAAAGAAAAACAAAATATCAAGAAATCTTTAGCAAAGATGCCTTTTAATCAAAGGCGAGTTGTAATAGATCAAACCCATAAACTCATTGCTAACATTAATGACATTGTCGCTATTGATAATGGCGCAATTGCTGGTAAATGGCACTCTCATTGGAAGCAGATTAATTATGATTACCGCAAGGATCATAAAGAGAGAGATGAAAAAGTTTATGTCATCCGAGGTAATTGGGCTTCGGAAAAGGGTTACATTAAAGCAATTAATGGATATACTGATGACATTACCTCACCAGGTGAGGAAGTGTATTGTCGGTGTAACTACAAGTATATTTACAGCTTGCGAAAAATGCCTAAAGAAATGCTGACAAAAAAGGGTGAACTAGCGGTACAATCGTCAAAAATATTGTAGGGTAGTTTATGCCATTTGAATCCGAAGCACAAAGAAAAGCTATGTATGCTGCTTTAGCAGGGCATAGCAATATCGGAATTCCTAAAGAAGTGGCTAAAAAATTCATCAAACATAGTGAAGATGAAGTCCCAGAAGAACCTACTCTTTTATCTACCCCAGAAGAAGAAATCCAAGTTCGCAATGGTAGAAAAGAAGAAATTAAAAAATTTAAAGGTGATTTGGCTGATGTAGCCAGAATCATTCAAGGTCTTAAAGATCAATCTCAGGTTGTACCTCGCTTTGGTCAAGATGCCGATCCTTGTTGGGAAGGCTACAAACAAGTTGGCATGAAAGAAAAAGATGGCAAAGAAGTGCCAAATTGTGTGCCAGATGCTGCTGATCTAGTAGCCAAAACTCCAGAAGTAGTTATGCCAGTTGCTAATAATGCAGGTGCAGCAGGTCGGGCTTCTGGAATCATGTTTGTTACTGGTGAAGGTCATACCCTATTAATTCGCAGGGGCGCAGGTGGTGGAGATTACCCTAGTACCTGGTGTGTGCCTGGCGGTCATCAAAAAGAAGGCGAAACCCTAGAAGAAGCTGCTCGCAGAGAAACCAAGGAAGAAACTGGTATTGAGTACAAGGGTAAGCTAGAAGTATTACATGATGATGGACAATTCTGCACCTACATTGCTAGAAATGTAGAAAAAGTCGATGTCAAACTCAATTATGAGTCTACTGGCTATGATTGGTGCGATCCATTAAATCCACCATTGCCATTGCATCCTGGTTTAGAAGTTGCTTTTAAGATTGCATCTGCTAAGACTGAAACCGATGTAGCACAATTAATGGCTGATGACTTATTACCAAGTCCTCAGATGTATGCAAATATTGGTCTTTTTGCTATTCGCATTACTGGTACTGGCTTGGCTTATCGGTCAAGCATTGGCGAGAATGTATGGCGAGATCCATCCCTTTATTTGAATGAAGAATTCTTAAAGAGATGTAATGGCTTGATGGTAATCATGGATCACCCAGAGACTGCGGTTTTGACTTCTAAGGAATTTAAAGATCGAGCAGTCGGAAGTATTATGCTTCCCTACATCAAAGGTGATGAAGTCTGGGGCATTGCAAAAATCTATGACCAAGATGCTGTCGATGAAATTTGTGAGGGAGAGATTTCTACCTCACCTTCAGTAGTATTTGACAATACTGCTGGAAACACTACACTAACTACTGAGAATGGCGAGCCACTCTTAATAGAAGGTGTCCCATTCCTTTTAGATCATATAGCTATTGTTACAAAAGCTAGAGGATCTAAGGGTGTATGGGATAAGGGTGGCGATGCCACAGGAGTTCTTTTAAATAACCAAGAGGTGTCTGATATGAATGACAATACTATTGCACCAAAGGCAGATGCCCAAGGTGATAAGTTGGATGCTGTACTCGCTATGCTAGGCGATTTGGCTGCAAGAATGGATGCGATGGAGAAGGAATTACCTGCTCCACCATTAGTTACTGCTGCTGATAAAAAAGCAAAAAAAGATGATGATATGAAGAAACATCGTAAAGATGACGATGAAGAAGCATATTCTGATGACGAAGAAGAAGCTAAGAAGGATGACGATGAGTCTGAAGGCGAAGCTAAAAAAGAAATGATGCGTAAAGTGGATGCTAAGAAAAAGCACCGCAAAGATGCAGAAGGCTCTGATCCTAAAGAGCATGACAAAGGTGAAATTAAGCCAGATGATGAAGGCGAAGTTGAGCACCCAGGTCACATGGAATTCAAAAAAGATGATGACGAAGAAGAAGAAGCAATGCGTAAAGATGAAGAAGAAGCTGCAATGTGTGATGCACAAGCTAAAGCTGACTCTGTATTCGCTTCCTTTGGCAAGTCTGCATCTCGCCCATTAAAAGGCGAAGGTTTAATGTCTTATCGCAAGCGTCTGCTTCGTGGCTTACAAGCCTATTCTGACAGCTACAAGTCAGTAAACTTGGCTTCCATCAAAGATGCTCAATTGTTGAATATCGCTGAAAAGCAGATTTTCAATGATGCTTTAATGGCTGCTAAATCCCCAAGTATGTTCGCTGCTGACCAACTCATTGAAATGAATGAGAAGGATCGTGCTGGTCGTACTATTACGAAGTTCAAAGGCTCAATGGAAGCATGGTTAGGTGACTTTAAAGTACCTTCTATGCGAGTTAAAGAATTTCATCTTTTCAACAACAAGCGATAAGGAATAAGCCATGACAGCGCAAATCTCTTTACAGCCAATGGTAACAACTGTAGCTGGTGGTTTATTTAACACCAATAGCAATGGTTTTACTCAAGGCGATGCACTCGATGATCCAGCAGTTAAGTTTGCTTTAGCATCTGGTACTCTTTCAACTTCTGCAACAACTCCTTTGTGGGGCGGTGTTCCAATTACTGAGTTCATCCCAACTCTGCAAAATGGTTACTATTCGCAGCCACAACCAGGTACTGATACATTAGGTGGTACAGTTGCTCAAGCTACTGTATCTTCTGCTCCTACTGGTATTGCTGTATACAACCAAGCATTTGGTGGTATTACAACTCCTCAGTCCACAGCACCTTTGTTCTCACCTGGTATGTCTGTAAACTTCTACCGCTTCGGTAGTAATGCTCGTATTCCATTGCCTTGCGATACTTCTATCGTAGCTTTGGATGGTTCATCCATTACTGAGACTGTATACTGGGACACTACCAACCTACTCTTGACTACAACTGCTACTAGCAACTTTGCTGTACCTTGCAAGATTCTTCGCACAAGTACTGCTAATAACAAGTTAGTATCATATTCAAGCGTAACTGGTAATGCTAACTGGACTTCAACTGGCTATATTGCAGTTGTTCAAATCTAACAAAGGAAAAATATTATGTCAGGTTTTGCTCCTTCATTTGTAACAGTAAATCCGCACTACATGATGCCTGAGTTGATTATGCAATACAGCTTGGCTTCAGGTGCTTTTACAACCCTTGCTACAGAAAATCCAATGCCTCGCCTTGGCGAAGCGGATTTGTATGTTTATGCTAAAAAGATTCAGTTGACAACTCAGGTTGCAGCTAATCAATCTACAGCTAACCAACTGCCTAGCGCATCTGTAATCCCTTCAATGATCTCTACAGCGACTTATCGCTTGCAAACTCGTGCTCAGTATGACAACTTCGATGAAGCTGCTACTGGTGCATGGGGCTATGCGCTGCCACAAGCAATGCGCCTGGCTGCTCGCCAAGGTATCGCCCAACAACTTCGCAATGCTTTGTTGTATGGCTATAACCCTGCTAATGGCGAAGGTCTAGTAAACACCAATGGTGCTACCCATCAAGTTTTGGGTTCAGACACCAATGGCAATACTGGCTACAGCACATGGGATAGCGGTCAACTTGCTCAGTATTTGCTGAACATGATTGGCAGCTTGAAAGTGTCTACTTTGCAAATCGGTCAACCTTTGCGCTTAGTTTTCCTTGCTCCACAGCGATTCATTAGCCAAATCTCCTACTCTGGTGTAGTGTCCTTGACACAATTCCAGCGCATTGGTGCTGGTGTTGAAACTGCTGCTGGCTTGGTTGAGACTGTCGCACAATGGGCAGGTGGCGATGATGTTTCATTCGCTGCTGATGACACTTTGATTGGTCAAGGTGCTGGTGGTACAGATTTGATCCTTTTGATTGCTCCAGAATTAAAGATTCCTAAAGCAAATGCTCAAATCAATACCAACATTTTTGCAACATTGACACCTAATCAGACTGCAACTTCATTGATGTTGACTGATGTGTCTGCTCCTACTGAAATCCCTACTCCTATTGCTGATGGTGGTATTACTACCCTCTACACTATGCGTAGCACTTCAGGTTGGGGTATTCGCCCAGAAGCAATCAGCCTTTTGTCTGCTGCTTACTAAGCAAACTAGCCTTATCAGAAAGCCCCACTTTGGTGGGGTTTTTTGTTATCATATTTAGACCTCGTGTGATGCCGAGATGCCTTATATGGGGGGCAGGGAATCCTTAAAGAAGATTCCGCATCATCTGTCCCCCACCCTTTTGGGAGAATTAAATGAAACTTTATGTAGCTAATTGCTCAAAGCAAGATTTCAACTTCACTTATATGTTGTTGGAAAATCCTCGCCCATTTAGCCACCGCATCAGGGCTGGTGGACAATGGGAAATTAATGGTAGTTTGGATGAAATCGACCATATTATTAAGCAGCACTCAATTTATGGAATGATGGAAGCCAGCAAGGTCAAAAAAGGCTTTGGCGGTATTGCCTATCGCATTGATAAACCAATCAATGTAGAAGCGATTGAAGCTGGACTTAGCCAAAGCGAACAAGAAGCGATTGACCGAGCACAACAAGCTAGAAATGTCACCGCAGCAGCAGCCGATCAAATCCTCTCTAATAAAGCTCAAGAAATGGGTCTGAAACAAAAATCAGGTCTTGAGATAGAAGTAGTGGAAGAAAAGCGAAATGCAGGTGATAATAGTGAAAAATTCGAGCAAACTATCGAAGTAGTTCGAGAAGGTGTTCAGCCTATCAAGAGTCGTGGAAGAAAGAAATAAGTCATGAGTGATCCCATTACAAACCCTTCATTAGCTGGATTCATTGCTTGGACAAGGGCTGTAATGGGCATCCCCACTACTGCTATCGCTGATAATGATGTTGGTTATCAGTATGCTTACCAAGTAGCATTAGACTTAGTCCCACTCGATTTTTCAGTCACTTCCCCAGATATATATACCCTTGCTATATACAATCTGGGTGGTAGCAATCTATTACAATGGCAGCAAGACCAGCCAGGTCAAACCTTCTTTGCAGATGCAAGATTGGCTTATGGCATGAATAACTTTGTGGCTGGTGTCATTAGCAATGCAGGGGATGTCTCTACCAATGAATCTTTGGCAGTCGGTCTTGGGCTACAAAACTTAGACCTGATTTCCTTACAAGCGATTAAAAACCCCTATGGCAGACAAGCGATGGCATTTTTGCAATCTCTTGGTACTCTCTGGGGACTGACTTGATTCTCCACCTTGGGGTTATTGATGTCCCAGAGCCTGAAGGGAATACCACCTATGGGGTGGCTACTGCATTAGAAGAAAAATATGAATTGTTTTCGGTATTCGCTAAAGTCTATGAGACAAAAATAGTCGATAGCCTTACAGAAAGCATGGCAGGGGCTTTGGAAACTCTCATGCAAGGGGGTAGTGTCAAAAATCCTTACAGCGATGCTACAAGCGAAATAGAAGCCAATTTCAAGCACTTTTTAAGTAGCCAAGAAGTTGAGCAACAAGGTATTCCTGGAGTGCCAACTAAAGCTGCTTTGGAAGGCAGAAGTATTCGCTTTAAGAATAGATTGACAGCCAAGGGCTATGTCAAAGGAAAAAGGGCTGGATTTACCAGAGTTACTGGACTTCGCAGACCTTCTTTCATAGATTCAGGTGTATTACAAGCATCTTTTAAATCATGGGTTGATTAATGGCTAATGTATTTGAAACTTCAGGCGCAAAACCGCAACTCGCTTCTGGATTAGCAGAAGGAGTCAATACCCTATCAGGTAATGAACAAGTCACCTTTACTTTGTATGTCAAGCTGGTTTTGCCTTTGGATGGCTATGTTTTCTGGGTTAATGCAGCCCTTTTAACTGATACTGCTATCTATAATGCAGCGCAATATGATCGCTTGCTTTATGACAACTACAATGGCGCAGTACCATCCAGGTCGATTACTGCCCAGGGATCATTCCACTTAGCCCAAGAATTGCATCAATTGGATGATAGGACTACTGCCTACAACCATATCATTTTTACCTCTTTGCGACCCATCCAGGATTTCAACCTAGTCAATCCTCAATTGATCTATGTTGCAAGCTATCAGGGTGTCAAGTTTGCCTTCAGTCGCAAGGACAATTATTACAAGCAAGCTGATCTTTATCACTATCGAGGTGATGCTTTGTACTCCATTATGGATACTCAGCTTATCGACTCAATGACCGACTTTGATAGTTCAAGTGTCATTGTCTCTAATAGCCTTCCTATTTGGCTTGCTTTAAACCAGTATTTCCCAATGTATCCATCCTATTTGGTGGAGCAAAATTTACCCCCACCTTATGCTTCGGTAGACATTGTTGGCTCTAGTACTGAAGCGATTGGTCAATTCCCAATAGTTAATAATATTGTGCCTACAAGTGGCGATCCAGTATCCTCAACAATCAATCAATTAGCGACTGATACTGTCAAGATTAGCATCTATGGAATCCGCAACAATGAGGCTTTAAACTTTGCCAATTATGTGTTTCAATACAGCTTAGATACTGATAATATTGGTATTCAGAATATGCCTATAATGCAAGATGAGAAAGTCACTCAGCCTGAATTTGGCATTATTGCAATGAAGAAAAGTATTACCTTCAAGGTCAGTTACTATCAAAATACTGTCAATGAAGTGGCTTTAAAATTAATTAAATCTTGTTTTATCAGTTACAACCCAACATCACCCTAGTGTAAAAAGGAGTTTCAAATGGCAATTACTTCAAATCCAGCAGTCATCAATGGCGCAGCTATTACTGCTCAAGGTATCAATTCTTTCCTCAATATTTCTGCTGCTACAGCAGTTAAGTCCACCAAAGGTCGCATTGTTAAAGTCAATGTCACTACTGCTGGTTCTACAAATGGCGCAATTTATGACCATGCTACTACCTCTGGTACTGGAGCAGCTAATCTAGTTGCTTCTATCCCTGATGTTGTGGGTTCTTACACTATTGATTTCCCATGCGCTACTGGTATTGTTGTTGTTCCTGGTACTGGAATGGTTGTTTCTGTCAGCTTTAATTAATTAGGGGTCTAATATGACAACTCAAATTGTTACAGTTAATGTAACTCAAACCCTTGCTCCAGCACCCAATACTCTGCAAAGAACTGGTGCTTTGGTTAGCCAAGGTGCGACTACATTAGCTACTGGTTCTTCCCAACTCTTAACTCAGTTTGCTGATTTAAGTTCTATTTTGACAGGTGCGGTTGCTATTAGTTCAATGGTAACTAGTGGTACAGCACCAAGTGTGACAGTTACTGTAACTACAGCTACTGCTCATGGTATCCCTACAGGCGATACTATTTTGGGCATCATTGCTGGTGTTACTCCATCTGCATACAATGGTACTTTCCAAATCACTTCTACTGGTACTAATACCTTTACATACCCATTGACAGTAAATCCTGGTGCAGTAACTATTCAGGGTGTTTTTACCAATGAATCAGTACAAGACTTGGTCGCTATGGCAACCACTTATTTTGCACAAGGTTCAGCAAATGGTATCTATGTTCTTGAATTAGGTGCTGGTACAGGCGCACAAGGTGTTACAGCTTTAGGCAATTACATTGTTGCTAACCCACTTGAGTATTATGCTTATTGTGTAACTACTGAAATGTCTAGCGAAACATCAATGGTGACATTGGCTAGAAACAATGATTCCACTACTGCTCAAGTGTATTTCTGGGTGACTGAAACTATTGCTTCTTATGGCGCATTTAAAGGCATCAAGTCTGTAATCTCAATGGTTCAAGACAACAATGCTCCAGTTACCGAATGGTCAATTGCAGCGATGATGTACAATGCGCTGAATTACAACCCAAGCGACACTAATAAAGTTGCTCCAATGGCTTTCCAATATGTTGTTGGTGTAACTCCATTTAGCGGTACTAATGCACAATGCCAGTTGTTAAAGACTGCCAATGTGAACTACATCGGTACTGGTGCTGAAGGTGGTATCAGCAATACTCTGGTTCTCTGGGGTGTTAATGCTGATGGCAATGACTACACTTACTGGTATTCAGTAGATTGGGTTCAGATCAACATTAACTTGTTTATCTCTAATGCAATCATTAATGGTTCTAACAACCCAATTAATCCTTTGTATTACAACCAAGCTGGTATTAATCGACTGCAAAAAGTTGCACAAGGTGTCATGAATAGCGGTATTGCTTATGGGTTAGTTCTTGCGCCTGTAACTGTCAATGCAGTTAATTTTGTTACCTATGTAACCAATAATCCAAGCGACTATGCAATTGGTAAATATGCAGGTCTTTCAGTATCTTACACACCAGCTAGAGGCTTCATACAGATCATATTTAATGTGAATGTATCCAGCTTCGCTTTGGTATAAAGGAATAAATCATGGCAGCCCCATTAATTCAACAAGGTACTCTTAATAGACTAAGAGGATCGGTAGTTTATGCTACTAATGCAACACTTAATGTAACCGCACCATACTTGGCTAGGGAAGCTATTAGCATCGCTTTTGAAGGCGATGCAGGTATGCTCATCCCAACCCTTACTGGTGGTGTTACTTCCCCAGAACCCTATCAAATGGCAACTGTAACCATCAATTTGCTTAAAAGCCAGGCACTAGCTAATGCTTATAAGACACAAATTGAAACCAATGTGAATGTAGGCGATATTTCGGTTATTGCTGATTCGGCAACTTTGTCGGATTATCAAATCGGAAATTGTGTTCTCAAAGGTATTCGGGATGTTACCTATGATGGTAATGTACCTGGCTTTGTAGTTACCTTAACTGGTGTCTACCAAGTCAACTCAGCACTTTGGAGTCTATAACTAGATGAAAATTAATCGAGCCTTGAACTTAGTAATTCCGATTGAATCGGAAAAAGGACAGCTATATGTTCACAGCACCCCAATCTCAAGAGAGATTTTTGAGCAGTATTTCTTGGTAATCTCCAAGACTTTTGCTTCAATCTTCTCTCAAGGGCTTGGGGCGATTTGCGGATCAAGAATAGCCTATCTAATGCTTAAGCAAACCGCAGAAGATATGGGTATTTGGAATGGAGTTTCTGGGGTCAAGGCTGGATTAGTGAATGAAATAGTTAGACTTTCCAATGTAATGATGCCATCCGATAAAGGCTGGAAAAGTATTCCTCTTTACACCGCTATAGAAAAAGGTGATTTAGATAGCGAAACAATCGCAGAGATCGAAGGCGAACTCATTTTTTTTACTTGTGTGTCTATGATAAACAAGAAGAATCAAATCCAATCAATCATGGACACAGTCAATGGCTTATGGGGTTCGCAAACAACATCATTAGATTCTATGGAGTTTCAGAATTCCTTGATGACATCGACAGAGGGCGAGAGTTCTGGAGAGATGGAGACCACCTCATCTCTGCCTGTCTAGACTATGTAGCTGGTGAGGGATTTTCCAAGTTTTTTGAGGATATACATATAGAATATAAGTCAAGCGCACATGAGTTTCGCCAAAGACATATTTTGAGAGCATTAGAAAGAAGCAATGGCTACTAAAAGTGTAATTGACATTGATATTAATGATGAGAAATTCAAAGAGTTTCAAAGACTCTTTGAAAAGTATCAATCATCCCTGGGCAAAATGCCTAATCAATGGGGAAAAATCAATAAAGAAGTAAACTCTTTGCAAGGCAACTTTAATCGAGTGCAACACGCACTCGATACTATTGCTGGTCGATTAGACAAAAATTACAAGACTTTACAAAATACTGACCAAGTAGTTAATAAGACTGAAAAGCATTTCCAAGGCATTGGAAAGACTGCTGCATCTATTAGCAAAAATGTGGCAGCAACCACCTTCAATTTATTAAAGTGGGGTAGTGTTGGGGCTGCTTTAGGTCTTTTAGGTAGCGCAGGTGGCTTATTTGGTTTAGGCTCATTATCTGGTGCTGCAAGCGATACCAGAAGGCAAGCACAAGGTCTTGGAGTTACCGCAGGTGAACTCAAGGCTGCTCAAGTCAATTTCCAAAGAGTGACCGATGTTAACTCAGTATTAGGCACAATCGCTTCAGCACAAACCGACATTACAAAACAATATGCTTTTGGAGCAGCGCAGGTCAATCCAAATCAAAGTGCAGCCCAACTTCTTCCGCAGCTTCTTAAAAGGGCTGGAGAAGTCTATAAAGCTGGTTCTCCAGCTACTGCACAACAAAGACTAGAAGTAAGTGGACTATCTGCCCTGGGCATTGATGTCGAGACTGCTCGAAGAATGGCATCTTTGCGAAAAGGGGAAATGGATGACCTTGAGAAAAAGTATGCAGCCGATACCAAAACTCTAGCCCTTACCGATGCTTTATTAAAAAGATGGCAAGACCTTGATGTGCAATTAAGTCGATCTAAACAAAAGATTGAAAATGTGTTTATTTCTGGTCTTGAAGGGCTTGTAACTCCATTAGAAAACCTATCAGATTCTTTTTCTAATGCAGTTAAGACTTTCCTAGAAAGCCCTAAGTTAAAAGAATGGATTGGTACTTTAGGTGTCAAATTAGAAGAATTTGCTAAATACCTTGAAAAACCAGATTTTAAAAATGATGTAGAAAACTTCTTAACCAATGTTGGAAAAATTGGAGAAGCAGCCCTAGATTTGGCTGAAGCGATTATTTGGCTTGCAGGTATTGTCAAAAATCCTTTGAATCCAGGAAATCTTGGAATTCTTCAAAAAGGGATGCCAGAAGGAAAAGCAGAATTTGATCCTTCCAGAGAAGGCATGAAAAAAGGATTTAAGGCTTGGTGGAATAATTTAAGTGGTGTAAACCCTGAATTAGCCAATGCAGTACAAGCTGCTGGTTTGCCTGTCATTAGTGGCAAAAGAGATGAAAATTGGGCTAAAGAGCATGGAATTTTAAATCCTGCTGATGGCAAATATTACACAAAACCCAATGGTCAAGGCAATCCAGTTGCTATGGAAAATAGCAAACACCTTACTGGAGAAGCAGTTGATATTGCAAATCCAGAAAAATATTCTGATGAATATTTAGCGCAATATGGTCTTTATAGAAGATTGGGTGCTAAAGACCCAGGGCATATTGAACTTAAGAAAAAACTAGAGGGCGAATCTACTAATAATAAGGGTTCAGGAGTGCCACAATCTTCAAGTGCTCCTACTGCTGGCTATGCTGCTAATTTAGGATCGCTTAATTGGAATCCAACCCCAATTGCTTTAAGTATTCAAACTACTAAAATACCAGGTCAAGACACCAATATTGATATGTTAAAAGCTGGTGGATATTACACAGGTATAGGAATTAGATAATGTCAAGTATCGGTAAATCAATCTATCAGATAGCCTATGAAATCTCGCCAATCATTTTGTCGAATGGATTAGCAAAGGTTGTACCAGGTGGTCTATTGCCAATCATTGCAATTACTGAAGCTGCCAACTTTGGATTTTCTCTTTTAAATGGCAAAAATCCCTTAGATTTAAACAATTTCTTTGGGCATTTCAGACCTTTGCCTGGTGCTACTTTAGTAGACAATGACATTGCAATGTATCCTTTTGCAAACCAATCTTATGCTGCTAATGCGATTATTGCCAAGCCATTAAAGATTTCTATGCTGATGAATTGCCCTGCCAATGTCAATGGTGGATATGTATCAAAAATGATTACCTTTACTGCCCTACAAGCAGCCTTGCAATCCCATGTCCAATCAGGTGGCACTTTTGTAGTCGCAACTCCTTCTTATGTCTATCTTAATTGCATCCTTACCAATCTGACAGATGTATCAAGACCTGATAGTCAACAACCTCAAAATGCCTGGCAATTTGATTTTGTGCAACCTTTGTTATCTCAATCCCCTCAAAGTACATTGGGCGCATTGATGAGTTCTTTTCAATCTGGCACTCCATTAGCAGGTTAATATGTCAAATAATTTATGGTCAGGAATTAATAGTGTCATTGGAAATAATAATTCCATTACTACCCCTTTGTATGGTGGGTCTGTAAATACCCAGGGCGCAGCTTCTACCTATAGCACCAATCAAAATATCGCTGCCAATGTCACCGATATTATTCGCTTTACCCCATCGACCACTTCTAATTTCCAATTCCAAGTGACTTTAGATGGCTCTCAATACAATGTCATTGTTAATTGGAATATCTATGGTCAAAGATATTATGTCAATATTTATGATGTAAACAATACTTTGGTAGTTTGTTTGCCTTTAATTGGTTCACCATTAAATTACAACATTTCATTGACTGCTGGATACTTCAAGACTCAATTAGTCTATCGAGTGCAAAATTCTCAATTTGAGGTTATCTAATGAGAAGGTATGAAATTACCATTACCGATCAAGATGGTAATCCCAAGGTGGTTCGAGGATCAAATGGAGAAGTGCTATTTAATGGCACTTTTACTAGTTATGGGACTAATGGAAGTATATTCGGTGCATTTACAGGGGTTAAGAGCACCATTCCAGGGGCTTTGAATGTCGAGTGGGATCTACCCATCTCAGTCTATAACTCACCCCTTGGTGGCTCATCTTTAAGGGTTTATGGAGTAGGACTTCCCTTACTAGCCCAGGCTGCAAACTTTAATCCAAGTCCAGATGGCAAAAAATATTGCAACATCAAGATTTCTGGTGGTATGGCACAAGGACTTCCTTTAGCTAACCCAGAGCAATATGGAGTTTTAATGAATTCCAGAATTCAACAAGCCTTTGGTAATTGGCAGGGAACTTCACAAACCCTTGATTTTATTATGGTTTTACCTGCTGGATCTAGGGAAAGCCCTTATAACTTTAGCTTTACTTGCGACAAAGATGCACCTTTAGCGCCCTCTATTCAGACTACATTGCAAAATGTATTTCCTAATGCTTCTGCGGTCAATGTCAATATCAGCCCTAATTTGGTAGCACCAGAGCCACTCTATCAGCAAAACTTTACTTTGACTGATTTTGCTAAATACTTAAATGAGAAAAGCAGAAGTATTATAGGTGGAACTACTTATCCAGGAATTCAAATTTCTTATGTAGACAACATTATTAGTGTCTATGACTATTCTGTCCCATCACTAGCGCAGCCTATCAAAATTGCTTTTACTGATTTAATTGGTCAGCCCACTTGGATTGCACCCTATACCTTGACTTTTAAGACTGTCATGCGATATGACATCAAAGTTGGGGGTCAAGTCACCATGCCACAAAAATCAGCTACTAGTGGATTGATTCTGACTTTGCCTTCTTCTCAATCTCAATATAAAGAAGTAGTTAATTTTCAAGGTACATTTTATGTACAAAATGTTCGACATCTTGGAATATTTAGGCAGCCAGATGCAAATAGTTGGGTTACAGTTGTGCAAGCCTATAACCAGCCTTTAAGTTAAAAATGTCAGATATAGATCAAAAAATTCCCTTTTCGCAGTCGATTAATCTTTTTGCAGATAGAAAGATTGCTGATGCTTTACAGTCTTATGGGCAGTCTTATCCTTGCTATGTAACTTCGGTTAATGGCTCTATTGTGACTGTCAAGTTCGATGTGGCTGTCCCTGAAGGAATAACCCTTCCTGAAGTGACCTGCCCTATAGCTGGATCTGAATATATTCGCTACCCTATTCAACCTGGCTGCAAGGGCTATTGTATCCCTGCCAATGTCAGTCTTAGAAAGGCTTCTGGTCTAGGTACTGGAACTCCTGACATTTTTGAGCCTGGCAATTTGACTGCTTTGGTATTTTTCCCTTTTGGCAATACCAGCTTCTTTGCAGTTAATGGTCAATACCTATTTATGTATGGTGAAACTGGTGTAGAAATAACCACCAAAAACCAAGATTGCACCTTAACTTTAACTTCTTCAGGAATTACAATTAACCTAAATGGTGGCAATCTAATTGTCAATAATGGTAATACAACTATGAATGGCAACCTGACAGTCAATGGACTGATTACAGGTACTAATGGCTTTGCTATTAGCGGTGGAACTGGTGGAACTATGAGTGTAACTGGAGATATTAGTCAAACTGGTAATTTTGCCAATACTGGAACTCTTACCAACAATGGAAAAGCTGTGGGAAGCACTCATACTCATGGCGGTGTACAAACTGGCGGTGGAACTACAGGAACTCCAACATGAGAACTTATGGCAGAGTAACCAATTCGGCTGGAGATTTAGTTTGGGTAGAAATAGACCAAGATCCTTCTGGCAACTTTGAGTATGGATATGCAACCACTCTTATTCAAGTTTTAAAATTAAGTTTAGGTGAATCACCTTTTTATGCTAATTATGGTATTCCAGCACAAAGGTCAGTTATTCAACAAGTATTCCCAGATTACTATGTGACAGTCACTCAGCAACAATTCTCACCATTTTTTGCAAGTTTGACTATTACTAAGGCAGAATCAACTACCCCAACTTATAATGTGGACATTGTGACAACCCAGGGAACTAAAATTCAACAACAGGTGGCAGTATGACAATTACTACAGACATTAATTCTTCGGGGTTGCAACCAACTTCGCCAACAACTCTGCAATCAGAGTTAATTGCGCTGGTTTCTTCTACAAACCCTGGCTATACCGCCAATCTTCCTGGTTCATTGATTGAAGATATTAGTTCTACCGATGTAGGTGCTCTAGCCCTTATCGACTCTGCTAGAGTGGATCTTTACAATAGTATTACACCTTATACTGCAAACTCCTATTTATTGAACCAATTGGGTCAGATTTATGGGGTTCAGCAAGGTGTCGGATCAAATACTTCAGTCTATGTAACCTTCCTTGGAAGCCCTGGTTTTTTAATTCCAAAGGGCTTTGTGGTATCTGATGGCTCTCATCAATATACTGTCCAAGATGGTGGCATTATTGCTTCTACAGGTCAAAGCGCAGAATTATATTGCTTGGCAGTTAATCAAGGATCTTGGGCTGTCCCAGTAGGTACTGTCACTTCCATTGTGACTTCAATTCCTTCTGGAGTCATTTTATCTTGTATTAACCAGGTGGCAGGTTTACCTGGTGCTGCTGCTCAATCTTTAGAAGATTATCAAGCACAAGTCATTCAAGCTGGTCTGGCAGTTGCTTCAGGTATGCCAACATTCCTAAAAACCCAATTGCAAAAAGTATCAGGTGTTCAAGCCAGACTTATTGCGGTCAGACAATCTGGCACAAATTGGGAAGTTATTGTCGGTGGTGGAGATCCTTATGAAGTAGCTAATGCTATTTTTACTGGTCTTTTTGATATTTCAAATCTTGTCGGATCTACTCTTACTGCAACCAATATTACCAATGCTACTAATGGTGTAGTCACAACCAACTTAAATCATGGGTTTTCTACTGGTCAAGTCATTGCGATTACAGGCGCAACTCCTTCAGCTTTTAATACTACCTATACTATTACAGTATTGACACAAACTACATTTCAATTAAATGTCAATACTTCAAGTTTTGGTTCATATACTGGTGGTGGAATAATCAGTCCTAATCTTAGAAATATTATTGTTTCTATTAATGATTATCCCGATTCCTACAATATTGAATTTGTAAACCCACCGCAACAAGCTGTAGGTGTGGCAGTTACCTGGAATACTACTTCTACGAACTATGTATCTCCGACTGCGGTAGCTGCCCTGGGTCAACCAGCGATTGCCAATTACATCAATAGCATCTATGTTGGGCAACCAATCAATGTGTTTGAATTGCAAAATGTATTCCAACAAGCAATTTCACCCATTATCCCTGCTCCATTGCTATCCAGAATGATATTTACAGTCACTATCAATGGATATGTTGTAGCACCTACCTCTGGTACAGGATTGATTAATGGAGATCCTGAAAGCTATTTTGAAACCAATAATGCCTCTATTGTAATTACTCAGGGATAATATGCTTACCCAAATTATCCCTAGCTACCTTTATCAGCAATATTATGATGATGCTGACCTTCAGGCTTTTGTATCTGCCTATAATACATTAGCCCAAGAATACTTAGATTGGTTCAATAACCTCAATTTGCCTATCTATACAAAACAATCTGGAGCTTCTTTGGATTGGGTAGCGCAAGGAATTTATGGTTTGAAAAGACCAGTACTTCCAGAGGGCGGTTATACCTATAAGGGTGTTTATAACACTCCTCAATTAGATGAATTGCCATTCAACCAAAATGTCAAAATTGCTCCACAAAACTTTTACATCACTACCGATGATATTTTCCAAAGATGTATTACTTGGAATTTCTATAAAGGCGATGGATACCAATTTAATACTAGTTGGTTAAAAAGAAGGGTGGCTAGATTTTTAGCTGGAGTACATGGTACAGATCCTCAATTGGGTGAAACCTATCAAATAAGTGTGACTTTTGCTGCCAATAATGTAGTCAACATTCATATTTACCCTGGTGTATCAATTCAAAAGGGTGGCTCATTATTAGATACTTTTGACCTTGATACTGTCACCTTCAATGCTGAAACTATTTTTGCTGCTTTGATACCTACAACACTTGCTCCTATTTTGCAATCAGCCTTAAATGCAGGTGTTTTAGAGACACCTTTCCAGTATACTTTCAATGTAACCTATTAAGAGATTTGCTATGACAATCTTACTTTTTGCCAATAATGCTAGAACTACTTTAGCAGCCCCCATTTCTAGTACTGCTACGACTGCTACATTGGCTTCGGGGACAGGTTCGCTATTTCCAAGCCCAAGTACAGGTCAAGCATTTAAGCTGACTTTCACCGATGCTGCGACAGGTCTCTTAAATGAGATTGTCCTTTGTACTGCCAGATCAGGCGATACAGTCACCATTGTTCGAGGTCAAGAAGGCACAACTGCTCAATCTTGGTTAGCCAATGACTTAGCAGGAATGTATTTTACTGCTGGAACTATTAACAACAATATCCAGATAGATCAGTCCCAGATTGGGACATATAATACTGCGACTGCGACAGGGACTGCCAATGCTTTGACAGCTACAATACCTTCCAATCTAAATTACATTCCTACTAATTTTACATTTACATTACAAGCTGCTGCTGCCAATACTGGTGCTGCCACCTTAAATTTAACTATTGGATCAACTTTAACTGGTGCAAAGCCAATTGTTAAATCTAATAATCAGCCTTTAATTGCAGGTGATATTGCCAATGCTGGCTATCCAATGTGGCTGGCTTGGAGTCCTGTCTATGGTGCTTATGTATTGATGAACCCTGGTACTGGGGAATCTACTGCGCTTAGTCCAGCACAACTCCAGCAACAATACTATACCTATGCTGTAGCTACAGGTGGTTCAGATACTATTGCGGTCACCATTCCATCTTCTTTAACTACTTTGACAGATGGTTTGCAATTTAGCTTTAGATCAGCCTACAACAATGGTACTTCTACTCCTAACTTGACATTAACTTTAGGGTCTACTGCAACACCTACCAAAACCATTGTTAAGGGAAACAATCAACCTTTGACAGTAGGCGATATTCCTGGTTCTGGATCAGTATGCGAAGTAATTTATAGCAGCCTTTATGGAGCATGGATTTTGTTGAATCCTTATGCTAATACTCCTGCTGGATCAGTAGTTCAAACTCAATTTACTCAAAGTACTACTGGTCAATATATTACTGGTGGAAGTCCTACTACCGCTTTAAGTTTAACTTTTACCCCTAAATATGCCACTAGCAAAATCCTAGTTCAGATGGTTTGCCCTGCTTTGGTTAATGGCGAAGGTACTTTAGGTGCTTATATGCAAATTGCCAGGGGATCTACACCACTTACTACATCTATGATGGGTTCTGGTTTTAACAATTCTTCTGGTACTGGTACTGGAAATGATACTGCGATTCCTAATGCTTCTTGTATGACTTCTCAACTTTTGGATAGCCCAAATACTGCTTCCCCAGTTACCTACAATATGCTTGTAGGAGTTTTGCAAGATGAGCCATTAACTCCAGATACTGAGTACTACACAGTCTACATTGGAGATGCAGTCATTAGTCAATGGGGTGATACCAATCTTGGCTATCCAACTTGCAACTACAGCATTATGATTCAAGAAATCAAACAATAAAGGATTAGATTATGTCATACAACTATGGAAGTCCAATTAAAGGCACTCTTACTACTACAACCGCAGTAGTCCCTGTACCAGTTACCGCAGCACTTTACCCAGTAAGTCTTGTTTTAAATTCTGCTGCTGGTGGTAGAGCAATTCAATTCTCATTTGATAATGGAGCAACTTACTATGCAGCAGTTACTCCTACTTATAGCGAAACTTCTCAAATTGTTTATGTTTTGAATTTCCCTGTAACTACTGTAAAATTCACAGGTGCAGCAGCCGATACTTATAGCATTTTGTAAAAAGGAGTTTGTATGACAATCTTGCTTTTTGCTAATAATGCACAAACAACTCTGGCTTCAGGAATATCGGCAAGTGCTACTACTTGTACATTAGCTACAGGTACTGGAACTAAATTCCCAAGTCCATCAGCAGGTCAAGCATTTAAGATGACCTTTACTGATGCAGCTTCTGGAACTTTGAATGAAATTGTTCTTTGTACTGCTAGAACATCTGATGTTTGTACTATTGTGCGAGCACAAGAGGGAACTACAGCTAGATCCTGGATTGCAGGAGATATAGCATCCAACTACTTTACTGCTGGTGCTGCTGCTTCTTTTGCTCAAATTTCTACCAATACACCGACTGTAACTACAGTCACTAGTGCTTTTTATACACAAACCACTAGCGATACTACTTTAATTATTAATACTGCATTTGATGTGGTATTAACACTTTTAAACCCTGCTTCTTATTATGGAAATTTCCTTTGGATCAAAAATCCAAATGGGGTCAATATTTCTAGCGCATCATCCAATGTAGTGCCTTCAGGTTCTCTATCGGCAGGGACTTCTATTTTAGAAAATGTAGTTGGTACTTCTTGCTTACTTCAATCTGATGGAACTAATTGGAATGTAATTTCTACATCTTTTCAGCCAAGTGGGTTCTAAATGGGCATCCTATTATTTGCTAATCAGGCTCAAACAACTCTTGCTTTACCTGTAGCAAGTACCGATACCACCATTTATGTCGCTGCTGGAACTGGAGCATACTTTCCTTCTCCTTCAGCGAATCAGTCAGTAACTCTTACCCTTGTTAACTCTACCAATAATTTAATTGTTGAGATTATTTCTTGCACCCATATTGTTGGCGATGCGCTGACAGTAGTTCGAGGTCAAGAAGGAACTATTCCTAGAGCCTGGCAGCGAGGTGACTTTGTTACCAATCTTATGACTGCTGGTACTGCAAGTGCCTTTACACAAATCTATGGCATGAATAATGCCTTATATTCTCCGCACTTTGTCAATACTCTCACCGACTCTGGACAAGTTACTGCTGTCCCTGTCAATCCTACTGACTTGGTTAATAAGCAATATGCTGATTCCATTTCTACAGGCGCAGCAAAATATGAATGTCAATGTGCCACTACTGGCAATATTACCCTTTCTGGGCTACAAACTATTGATGGATATACCACTTTAGCTGGTGATCGAGTTGTAGTCAGGGCGCAAGATAATGCTGCTTACAATGGTATCTGGGTTGCTTCTACAACTGCTTGGGTTAGAGCAGCCGACATGGAAGCCTGGGTACAAATCCCAGGTGCAACTACCTTTGTACAAAATGGCACTTTATATGCCAAAACTGGTTGGGTAGCGATTGTCCCTGAAACTGGCACAATTAATGTCACTCCTATTACTTGGACTCAAATTTCTGGTGCTGGCACTTATACTGCTGGTACAGGGTTAACCCTTACTGGTACTCAATTTAGTATCACCAATACTGGTGTTACCGCAGGATCTTATGGTACTGCTGCTTATGTACCAGCTTTAGTTTTAAATGCCCAAGGTCAAGTTACTAGCGCAACCAATACTCCAATCAGTATTGCGCCTAGCCAGATTAATACGACTATCCCAAATTCAGGGCTTACTAATTCATCAATCACTATTGGTACTACAAATGTAGCATTAGGGTCTACCCTGACTACTTTGACAGGTACTTCAATTAGTGGTGCGACCAATACTTTAACTGCTATTCCTAATAGCGCATTAGTTAACAATTCCATTACTATTAATGGTAATGCAGTTGCATTGGGGGGTAGCACTACTGTCACCGCAGTTACTCCTTATGCTTTAACTATTGGTACAGGGCTATCTGGTGGCTCATTTAATGGCTCTAGCGCAGTTACTATTGCCTTGGCTAATACCGCAGTCACCGCAGGTTCTTATGGCTCTGCTGGCTCTGTAGCAACCTTTACTGTCAATGCCCAGGGACAACTTACCGCAGCCACTACAACCTCTATTGCGATTACCAATACTCAGGTTTCTGGTCTTGGAACTATGTCTACCCAAAATGCCAATAGTGTGGCTATAACTGGTGGAACAATCTCTGGTGTATCTCTGACCTTAGATAGTTTAGATAACACTCCTATAGGCTCTACAACCCCTTCTACTGGCAAATTTACAACCCTTTCTGCCAATAGTACTGTCACCCTAGGAAACTATACTGGCTATGTTTATGCCAATGGTGCTGGTGCGATTACTGCATCAACTACTATTCCGACTATTGCACTTAGTGGCACTATCAGCTTAACCACTCAGGTAAGTGGAATCCTGCCTATTGTCAATGGCGGTACTGGATTAAGCACCCTTCCGACCAATGGTCAAATTGATATTGGTAATGGAACTGGCTTTACTAGAACAACTCTGACTGCTGGTACTGGTATTGCCATTACTAATGCTGCTGGATCAATTACCATTGCAGTCGATGGAAGTGGTGAAGTTACTTCATTTAGAACTTCTTTATCAGGCTTAACTCCTAGCACCGCAACTGGTGGCAATATTGTTTTAGCTGGAACTTTGGGAGCAGCTTCAGGTGGTACTGGTGCGACTACATTGACAGGCTATGTCTATGGAAATGGTACTGGAGCAATGACCGCTTCTACTACCATCCCAAATACTGCAATTACTGGCTTGGGTACAATGAGTACTCAAAATGCCAATGCAGTAGCAATTACTGGTGGCACAATTTCTGGAGTTGCTTTAACTCTAGATAGCTTAAATAGCACTCCTATTGGATCGACTTCTGCTTCTACTGGTAAATTTACCACCCTGGAAGCTACTGGCAATTTGACCTTTGATAGCTATACTGGTTACATTTATGGCAATGCAAGTGGCTTGGTTACTGCTTCTGCAACCATTCCGACTACTGCTTTAAGTGGCACTATCACTAATGCCCAATTAGCCAATAGTTCAGTTACCTACAATGGTGTGACAGTATCTTTAGGTGGCTCTGGCACAATTACTGCCAACACCACCAACTCGCTGACCTTTAATACAAGTGGTACTGGTGATGCTTCTCCAGTAGTCTTTAATGGCTCGACTGCTCATACCATCTCTTATAACTCAATTGGGGCTAGTCCTTTAGCTGGATCAACCAGCTTGACCACTACTGGTACTGTCACTACTGGTACTTGGTCTGCTCTTTTCGGTGCTGTATCAGGTGCAAATTTAACCAATTTAACTGCTGCCAATCTTACTGGTACAACCCTACCTTCTTCAATTGTTAACTCAAGTCTGACAAGTGTAGGCACAATTGGAACTGGTGTATGGCATGGTACTGCTATTACCCCTGCTTATGGTGGAACTGGTGCATCAACCTTAACTGGTTATGTGTATGGCAATGGTACAAGCACCATGACTGCTTCTACCACTATCCCTACTACCGCACTTAGTGGGACAGTCACCAATGCTCAACTTGCCAATAGTTCAGTTACAGTCGGTGGTACTGCAATTAGCCTGGGTGGATCAGGCAGCTTCCCATTAGAAAACTTAACTGATGTGGCAGTAGCTGATGCTACAGTTGGACAGCTTTTAGGCTGGAATGGTTCTTCTTGGGTCAATGTAAATAACACTCCAAGTGGTAGTGCAGGTCAAGGTGTTTCCTTTTGGAACTCAACTCCTTTAATTACTGGTACAGGTACAAACAATGTCCTGCCAATTATTACTCTTGCAACAACTCCAGTAACCGCAGGTGGAACTCAAACCGCATCATCTAATCCTAACAACAATACTATTGCTGCAATTGGTCTGCAATCAGGAGTATTGGGTAGAACTATTCTTGATGCTGGTCAATGGACTTTTGATATTTATATTGGTGTTAACTCTACTGCTGGTGGTAGAACTACTACTTTCACTAGAAATACTTATCAAATCATTCCATCCACCGCTACAAGTGTTACTTTAACAACAACTGGTACTGGAACTTCTAGGACTGTAACCGCTTCTGCATCTTTCTTTAGCACCGCAGTAGCTTCAGCAACAAATACTGTAGCGGATTATTTAGAAACCCCACAAGGTCTTTATCAGATTACTGCTAAGGCATCTGCCACTTCTGTAACTATTACTGTCCCTAGTACTTATGCTAATGAAACATCTGTAAATGGTAGTCTTTGGCATAATTTATTTGGAGTAACTTCTCCAAATATTACCAACATTACACCGAATTATGGTCTTTATGTAGTACAAACTACACAACCAGCATTTAATATTAATGTAACTGATTCTTTGGGTGGCATTGGATTCACCACTTCTACCGCAAATACTACTGTAACTGCTGCCTACAATGGCACTCAGTATGCTTCTAATGTGCTGACTCCATTAGTTACTTTGCATGATGGATTGGGTGGCTTGCAGGGTGGTTCAGCGAACCAGTATTACCACTTAACCAATACTGAATATACTGGTACTGGATCAGGTAATTTTGTAAGACAAAGCAATCCTTCTTTAATTGCACCTAATTTAGATACACCTACTTCTCTTACTTTAACCAATGCTACAGGGCTTCCTTTAACTACAGGTGTTACTGGAACTTTGCCAGTAAGTAATGGCGGTTCAGGTGCAACCACTTTAACTGGCTATTTGATTGGTAATGGTACAAGTGCATTTACAGCTTCTTCTACCATCCCCACTACTGCATTGTCTGGAACAATTACCAATGCTCAATTGGCTAATTCGACTATTTCTGGAGTAGCTTTAGGTTCTAACTTATTTGCTTTGACTTTGGGAACTGGACTTTCTGGTACTTCCTACAATGGCTCTGCTGCGATTACTGCTGCAATTGCCAATACTACTGTCACCGCAGGAAGTTATACCCTAGGCAACTTTACTGTCAATGCTCAAGGTCAATTGACTGCTGCATCCTCTACCTCTACAACTGGTAGCGGATTGGTTGTTTTAGCCAATAGTCCTACTTTAGTGACCCCAGTATTGGGTGCTGCCAGCGCAACATCCTTGACTCTAACTAATGCCTTGGCAGTAGCTTATGGCGGTACTGGAGCATCTACCGCAGGTATTACTGCCTTTAACAATATTACTGGCTATAGTGCTTCAGGTGCTACTGGCACTACTTCTAGCAGCCTAGTATTTTCTAATAGCCCAACTTTGGTAACTCCAGTATTGGGAGTGGCTACTGGTACTTCTTTACAAGTCACTAATGGTTTTTATTCTACTGGCACTTATGGCGGTACTTATACTGATGGCATTGTCATTGACTACTCTACTGGCAATGGTCGCATTAGTGTAGGTGGCGCAGATGGCATTAGCTTCTACAATGGTGGTGTTGCTACTACCTTATTGGGCGCAGTCAATTCTTCTGGTGTATGGACTTTACCAACCCTCAATCTAACTAATGCTTTAGGCATTGCTTATGGTGGTACTGGTTTAACTTCTACACCTACCAATGGTCAAATCGACATCGGAAATGGTACTGGATTTACCAGGACTACATTAACTGCTGGTACTGGAATCTCGATTACCAATGGTGCAGGTTCGATCACTATTGCCATTAATGGTACTGGTGAAGTAACTAGCTTCCAGACTAGCCTATCAGGGTTAACCCCTAGTACTGCTACAGGTGGCGCAGTAACCCTGGCTGGTACTTTAGGGGCTGCATCTGGTGGTACTGGAGCAACTACCCTTACTGGATATGTATATGGTAATGGCACTTCAGCGATGACTGCCAGTACCACTATTCCAACTACTGCGCTATCAGGCACTATTACCAATGCTCAATTAGCAAATTCTTCCATCACTATTAATGGTACTTCTACCAGCTTGGGTGGATCAATTTCAGTCGGTACTGTCACTTCAATTACTGCTGGTACTGGTTTATCAGGTGGCACTATTACCACTACTGGAACTATTGCTCTTGCTAATACTACTGTAACTGCTGGCTCTTATACCAATGCAAGCATTACTGTCAATGCACAAGGTCAGATTACCGCAGCTTCAAGTGGTGCAGCGACTGTCACTTCTTTCCAGACTTCTTTATCTGGTTTAACTCCTAATACATCTACTACTGGTGCAGTCACTTTGGCTGGTACTTTGGGTGTAGCAAGTGGTGGTACTGGAGTTACAACTCTGACAGGTCTGGCTTATGGCAATGGTACTTCTGCCTTTACCGCAGCTACCGCAGCGCAAGTAGTTTCAGTCATTGGAACTACCGCAGTAACCAATGCGACTAATGCAGCCAATGTGAATTTGGCAGCAGGATCAGGTGCTACCAACTATCTAGTGTTCGCTGCTAGTGCTACTGGTAATACCGCAGAATATACCAATACTGCCCTGACATACAATTACACCAATAATGCTATAACTGGTGGTATCAATGGTGGCAGTTTTTAAATATAATGGCTAAAAGGAAATAACTATGGCGGCATCAGGCTTCACTCCAATTCTTCTCTATGCTAGTGGCACTACTGGTAATACTCCATCTGCGAGTAATTTAACTAGTGGTGCTAATGGTGCTGAATTAGCATTGAACTATACCGATGGCAAATTATTTTATAAAGATAATGCTGGTGTAGTTCAATTACTTGCATCAAAAGCTATCGCAGGGCTTACACTACCAGTATCAGTAGCCAATGGCGGTACAGGCGCTACTACAGTTAGTGGAGCACAAACCAATTTACAAGTTGACCCGAGTGGAACTGCGGTTAGTATGGCAATAGCTTTGGGATAATTATGAATAGCGGAATCTATCTTATTACCAATACTGAAACTGGCAAGCAATATGTCGGTCAAAGTTCTGGTATTAAAAAAAGATTCAATCGCCATATCAGAGCATCCAGAATACAGCACCCCAGAGAATCTTTTTATCTGCATAAATCTATGGCAAAACATGGTGTAGATAAATTTAAATTTGAAGTTTTAATTTATGCTAAAGATTCAGAATACTTAAATTTAATGGAGCAAAAATGTATTGAATCATATAATACATTATCTCCAAATGGTTATAACCTTGATACTGGTGGCGGTGTAGATAGAAAAGCTGCTGAAAATTCTAAATCAAAAAAATTAGGAAAACCAGCTTGGAATAAAGGAATACCGCAAAGTGAAGAAGCTAAAAGAAAGCAATCTTTAGCTATGATGGGAAAACCATCCCCACAAAAAGGAAAACCCCAATCTGCTGAAGCAAAAGCAAAGCAATCTGCTGCTATGAAAGGCAGACCAGCTTGGAATAAGGGAATTAAAATGTCCGAAGATCAAAAAGAAAAAATGCGATTGGTGGATAAATCTTATACAAAGACTTTAGAATATAGATTAAAGATGAGTGCTGCGGTAAAAAAAGCCAAAGCCAAACAAAAAGGAAATTAAAGATGGCAACTAATACATTTACTCGATATGTGTCTACTGGTGTAGGCACAACCCCTGTAGTCCTGGTGACTGCTGCATCTGCTACCCAGACTACTGTCATCGGTCTTACATTGGCTAATACTACTACTAGCCCAATTATTGTAAGTGCCTATATTACTGCTTCAACCACAAACTATTATGTGGTTAAAAATGCGACTGTACCTGTAGGTGGCTCTTTAGCCCTATTTGGCGCAGATGGCAAAATTGTACTTAATACTGGAGATGCCTTTACTGTAGTTTCATCTACTGCAACTTCAGCAGATGCAATCCTTTCTTGCCTACAAATTAGTTAAGGATAACTATGTCCTATATTGGCTCAACCCCAACTACCCAGAGTTTTACCTCTGGGACTGATTACTTTAATGGTACTGGTTCGCAGACTGCTTTTACCCTATCTCGGACTGTCAACTCAGTTAATGATGTAGAAGTGCTGGTAAACAATGTGGAGCAGCAACCTAATAGTACTTATACCATTAGCGGTACAACTCTGACTTTTACTACTGCTCCCTCAAGTGGCACAAATAATATCTATGTTAGATATTTATCGACTGTCACCCAGAGCATTGCTCCTAGCCAAAATACTGTCCAATATTCTTCTTTGAATAGCGATAATCAAAGCAAGTTGGGCATTATGTACAAGAATCGCATCATAAATTCCAATATGGTTATTGACCAAAGAAATGGTGGCGCAGCAGTATCAAGTTCTTATTTTGGGTATGTTGTTGATAGATGGAATTTGTCTCAAAGTACAACTGGTAAATTAATTGCTCAACAAAATGCTGGATCTATAACTCCACCAGCAGGATTTAGTAATTATCTTGGAGTAACATCACAATCTGCTTTTTCTATTGGAAGTGGCGATTATTATACTTGGAATCAACCAATTGAAGGTTTTAATACTGCTGATTTAGCATGGGGAACTGCTAATGCTAAAACTGTCACTTTGTCATTTTGGGTTTATTCAAGCCTTACAGGAACTTTTGGCGGTTCTTTAATGAATTCCGCTACAACATATTCTTATCCCTTTTCATACTCAATCCCAACTGCAAATACTTGGACACAAATCAGTATTACTATAACTGGTGCAACAAGCGGAACATGGGTTGGAGCAACCAATGGAATTGGTATTAATTTAATTTTTGGTATGGGAGTAGGATCTGGGTATAGTGGAACTGCTGGAGCATGGGCTTCAGGAAACTATAAATCAGCCACAGGCGCAACAAGTGTTGTTGGTACTTCAGGAGCAACTTTCTACATTACTGGTGTTCAACTAGAAGTAGGCACACAAGCAACTCAATTTACTACTGCTGGTGGTTCTTATGGTGCTGAATTGGCTTTGTGTCAGCGTTATTTTGAAGTTGTGTCTATGAATGGTTTAGGTGGTTCATCATCAACTACTGCAGTTGGATTTGGGTGTTCTTATAAAGTGCAAAAAAGAGCAACCCCTACTGTTGTTAATGCAAGTTCAACTGCGGCATTATATTCGTTTTATCGCCCTGGATTAGGTTCTGGTGACCCAAGCTCTGTATCAATTTCGTCTGATTTAGGTGATGCTTATAATTTTAATATAACATTAGCAAATTTTACAGGATTATCTAATAACCAAGCATGGGTTGGTAGATATAGCGGTTTATTTAATGCTTCTGCGGAGTTATGATTATGTATCAATTAGTTAAAGATTGGGATGGAATAGTAACAAGAATTCGCAGACTTTCTGATGGGGCAATGATTCCCCTAGACCCTGACAACACAGATTACCAAGCCTACCTTGCATGGGTAGCTGAAGGCAATACTCCAGAACCTGCTGACACTACTCAAGGAGAAGCATAATGGCTTTAAGTTTAATTAATGCAGCTTCCCAGGGTGGAGTACCAGCTTTTAGTGCCTATCAAAGTTCTGCACAAACATTAACATCAGGTTCAAATATTCTTTTGCAATTTCAAACAAAAGAATTTGATACTGCTTCAGCATTTAATAATACTGGATCAACTGTAGGCGGTATTCCAGCTTATGCTTTTCAACCTACTGTAGCTGGTTACTATCAAGTAAGCGGTGGATTCGCTGTAACTGCAACATTACAATGGATTAATACATTTATTTTTAAAAATGGATCATTGTTTAAAATTGTTTATAACAGCTATACCGCTTCTGTAAATGCTGGTTATGGTTCTGCTTTAGTGTACTTAAATGGTACTACTGACTATATTCAACTTTATGCACAAGTAGGTACTGGTGCTGCTCTTGATGCAAGATCAATAGCGACTTATTTTCAAGCAGTTTTAGTGAGGTCTGCATAATGTCCTATATCGGTAATCCCATAACAACCCAGGCATTTGTTACTGACCAATTTAATGGATCAGGTTCACAAGTTACCTATACCATGTCGGTTGCACCTGCTAATACTGCTTCAGTATTGGTATCAGTATCTGGTGTATTGCAAGACCCATCCACTTATTCAGTAAGTGGTACTACTCTGACATTCTCTGCTGCTCCCCCTGCTGGTACTGGAAATATCTCTTGCCGATACCTTGGTATTCCTGCTACTGGTATTACTAATACTGCTTATCGGACTGTCACCGAATTTACTGCTACTGCTGGTCAGACAGGATTTACAGTCCCAAGCTATACCATCGGATTCTTAAATGTCTATCGCAATGGAATCTTATTAGGCTCTGCTGACTATACTGCTAATAATGGAGTAACTATTACTTTATCTGCTGGTTGTAATGCTGGTGATACTTTGACTACTGAATCATTCCAGGTATCTTCAGTACTTAATGCTATTCCTAATGGTATTAAATCAATAAGCAATACTAACTTACCAGTAGGTAGTGTGTTGCAAGTGGTTCAAGGAAGTACAACTACATCAACCAGCACAACAAGTACAAATTTTACAGCAACATCTTTAAGTGCATCAATTACCCCATATTTCTCTACAAGTAAAATTTTAGTAATTACTTCATCAATGCACCAAATTATTAATACTCCTGGTGCTGCTGGTCTTGGTTTAGCAATTTATAGAAATGGTTCATCAATATATTCAGACCCATTTCCTTATGCTTCTATGTATATGGGTCAATTAGCTGCAAATCCAAGAACCAGATTAACATTGAATTATTTAGATAGTCCTGCTTCTACTTCTTCAACAAACTATACTTTGTATTTTAATGCTTTTAATGGTCAAACTTCATCTATGAATATTGATGGACAAACATCATTTATTACTCTTATGGAGATTGCATAATGATTAATATTCACCAAGCTATCTATGCGCTTAACTCTGAAATTATTACCATCCGAGGTGAAGTAGCCTATGACAAAGATGAACAAGAAGTAGCCTATAATCTTGAAGCTGCTCAAGCTAAACTAGCTGAACTCGAAGCTGCTGAAGTCGCTGCTCAAGAAGCCCAAGCAAAAGCAAAGGCTTCTGCCCTTGCTAAACTAACTGCTCTTGGCTTAACTGCTGATGAAGTAACTGCCCTATTAGGATAAATTATGACAAATGCTGCAACAATATCAGGTTTTAGTTCAGTACCAGCTTTTAGTGCTTATGCAAGTGCTGGTCAAACTTTATCTGCAAATACTTGGACAAAAGTTCAATTTAATACAAAAGAATTTGATACAAACAACAATTATGATGCAACTACAAACTATCGCTTTACACCAACAGTAGCTGGCTATTATCAAGTTAATGCTTATTTAGGATTTAATACTACAAATTCAGGACAAAGCAATTTAGTTGGCATATATAAAAATGGTGTTTTATCAAGGCAAGGAAGTGTAATACCAGGTCAATCATCAAGTTATGCTTATGCTGGAATTGCAGCATTAGTATATTTTAATGGCTCAACTGATTACATTGAATGTTTTGCTTATTCCACAGGCGGTTCAATTCCAACATCTTCTGGAAATAGTGCTTTATGCTATTTCCAAGCAGCTTTAGTAAGGAGTGCATAATGGCTTTAACTCAAGTACAAGTAGGTCTAGGTGGAAATAGTAATGCTCCAGCATTTTGTATTAATTTAAGTGCTAATCCTTCAATACCAAACAATGTAAATACAATAATACCTTTTAATGTTAAGGTTTTTGATACCGCATCAGCATTTAACAATACAGGTTCAACTGTAGGTACTGCTCCACCATATTCATTTAATCCACAAGTTGCTGGTTATTATCAAATTAATGCTCAATGTCGAGATGGGTCTGGTTCAGGTAGTGGACAAAACAACACCATTCTTTATAAAAATGGTTATGCTTTTACCCAATGTGTTTTAGTGGCTAGTGGAAATGGAACTTGTCCAGCAATAAGTAATGTTATTTATATGAATGGATCTACAGATTATTTGCAAATTTACTATTTTCAAAATAGTGGTGGTACTGAAATTGTAAATTCAAACTCTTTGTATTCATTTTTTTCAGGTTGTCTACTAAGAGCAGCATAATTGTTATAATAATTTTGGCAATGATGCCCAATTTTTTAAAGGAAAAATGATGCAACCAATCACACTTACTCTTGACCTTGTAAACCAAATCCTTGGTTATTTAGGTAGCAAAACTTATGCTGAAGTCTATCAAATTGTTGCTGAAATCAACAAACAAGCACTTCCGCAAGTAACCCCAGTAGAAGCTGATGCTCCTGCTGAAACTGCTGAATAAATCATGTCCTGGGAAGCTATCTTCGCAGGGCTAACTCTGGTCTACTTTATTGGTGGTGGTGTTATTAGCTATTGGGTTAATAGCATCTCCAAGAGTCAAGATAATTTGTCTAAAAGTCAAACTATCTTGGCTAGAGACCTTAAAAGTCTTGAAGTGATGCTTCCCAATGATTATGTTAAAAAAGCGGATTTGGACTATAGGCTATCTAGAATTGAGCACATATTAGACCAAATTATGACAAAACTTGATACCAAAATGGATAAATCATAATGTTTAAAATGATCTGCGCTTTACTCAAAAAGAAACCTAAACATCCTGACTTCCCTGTCAAAGAAGAAGTCAAAGAAAAGCAGGTTAAAAAACCTACTCTTAAAAAAGCGACTACTCGCAAGCCTTTAGAAACTCATTTTGCTCCTGCTAAAAAGAAAGCAGTCAAAAAGGCTAATAAGCGATTAGTCAAACTCTCTGAAAAATGAAAAAGTTTTTTGTCGACTTGTTGACTCAAAATGACAATGAAACCTGGTGCATAGCCAGATTTGGTGTATTTCTGGGAATTATTTCTATAGTTTCCCTAGGTTTTCTCCATACTATCTACAATCACAACATTGATTTTTCTGGATTTGGTATGGGTTTAGGCGCAATTCTTGGCGGTGGTGGTGTTTATGTAGGCTCACAAGCTGCCACAATGAAAGATGGAAATGCAGCCTAATGTTTGGTTCAAAGTTCTCTTTGTTACTTTCGGTCTACTTATTAGCTTTTGTAGTGGGTGTTATGTATATCATCTTAAGCTGGTGGCTTACCAAGAAAAAGTAGAAGCTGAAGGTAAAGTGCAAGAGCAGCATAATAAAGACCTTATAGTTCAACAACAACTTATTACCAAGCAGGTGTCCAATGATTATGAGAATAAGCTATCTCGCCTTAAGTCTTATTATGGTGGGATGCACTACCCCAGTAGCAGTAAATTGTCCAGCACCAGCGCAAGTACCCCAGGAGTTGATGGCACTCCCACCGACCCACAATTTGTTGAAAAATGCGCTGCAACAACCCAACAACTCGAATCCTTAATTGACTTTGTTAACCAGCAGTCAGGCTTGAAATGACCAATAATGAAGTCGCTTTACTCAAGACCCTAGGCTTCTCGGAGATTGGCAGGGACTTATTAGCCCATTCTGATGATGGTTACAATGTCCTTTATGGTGGCACTCTCTTTCAAAGCTACAAAGACCATCCTAGAAAGCATATTACCGCAGCAGGAATTACCTCTACCGCAGCAGGTAAATATCAAATCCTAGAGAGAAATTATGATTTCTACAAGGCTCAATTAAACTTGCCTGACTTCTCCCCTCACTCCCAAGATTGCATCGCCCTGGAGTTGCTTAAAGAAGTCGGAGCAGATCAATTAATCAATCAGGGACATTTTGAAGAAGCCATCATTAAAGCCAATCGCATCTGGGCATCTTTACCCAATAGTCCCTATAAACAACATACCAATCTCATGGGCTATTTAAAAGCCTTCTATGAAAATGTAGGTGGAACTCTGGCATGAGTGATATTTTTGACGATGCCAGCGATACCGAACAACTTCATCGAGAAATGGCAATCCAGGAAATCAGAAACAAAAAAAGGCATCCCTATACTGGGCATTGCCTTTGTTGTAATGAATTAATTCCAGAAGGAAGATTTTGCTCTGCTGAGTGCAGGGAAGATTGGGAACTAGAACAAAAAATCAAAAAGATTTCTGGTCGCTAGAATTCCCAAGTCTTTTTAATCTCAATCCTGGTCTCACCATCTTGGACTGAAAAGTGCCAGATTTCCTCATCCCTTTTGGATAAATCAGCATGACCAGCAAAAGGAATGGGTTCTTTCTCAGCTTCTAGGCGATCTTCGGTGGTAAAGGTTGTCACTCCCCACCCCCAAAGTCTCTTTCATCCAGAATATGCTTGGTCAATGCTTCATTCATAAACTCGATGTAATGCTTGATTTCATCAATGTTTTGACCGCCAACTGTCGCAGCAGTATGACCTAGTGGCTTTCCGATCTCATTGTAGAAAACTTCTCGCATCTCAAAATAAACCTCATCAGGTTCATCGTACATCTTCATTAACCGCACATTCCAAGTCATATTTTACCTTTCGTGAAAAATTGTATTTTAAGCATAGTCAGCGACTTGCATAATAATATTTTGAACCAGTATGTCTAATTCGACTGCGGTGTCATAAAGTTGTTGCTTTCCTACCAAAGCTGGATTGGCATTGAGCATCTCCAGGCGATTGATTAGCTTTCTTGCTTTGGTGATTTGCTCACTAATATCATTCATTTTCTCTGTCCTTAAATTGAATTATTTGATTCTGACTACTCTTGCCTTTTTCAAAGCAAGTTCATACTCGATCCTGGCATTGTCATCCAGCTTTCGCAATGGAAGTTCTTGAAAGTACTTAAACTTGGCTTGGTACTCTGGCAACTCTGATGGTCTGACCCATCCATATTGCTTAATCCATCTTTCTTCGATATTTGTACCTGCTGCTGTCCAGACATATTCATTCATGATTGCTCCTTGATATTGAGGTTTCTATAAACTACACCATCATCCCATTTCGCATCAATGGAGTTGTTATATAACTCTATGATCCTATTGGGAAAAACAAAGATCGGAACTGGCTCAGTCTGAAAACAAAAAGCATAGACCAGGGGCGCATCTTCCGAACTAAAACACTCTACCAATTTAGGCAATAACTCAAATTCCTTTTGCTTTAAATTGGCAGTACCCTTAACACACACTACAAAAGTCTTAGAACCTGCTTCTACAACATAGTCAGGAAGATTCCTTAATAAAGGATTAATCCTATAGAACTTACTTACAAATCCATTTTGCTCATCAAAGCCCAGGCGATTGAATGTATAGCCTTGTCTCTCGCAATACATCTCGAATAGATCCTCACCTATGTTGGATTGGATTCGCAGCGCATAGGGCTTTTCATTACCCTTCATAGGGCAAACATACATCCAAAGAGGATACCCATCGCAATGACTCCTACCCATTCAACCCAGGCTGGAACTTCTAAAGCATCAAAATATTTCAACATTTTTATTTCCTTTCAAAAAGGTGCTGGTGCAAAGTTATAAGATTTAATTGGTTTCTTTTTGTTTTTAACAAAAACATAAGACCAACCACTTCTAATACTGACAAGCTGATTTGCTTCTGCCTTATGACGAACTTTTCGCATTAGCAATCCAGTTTCATCATAGACATAGTACATATTGACTTCCTTTCGCTAGACTTCAAAAGTAGTATTACATAAATATAATACATCTGCAATAGGGTGTTGCTTTTTTGCAGGGGTGGAGTCCTTATCCCTCACGAAAGGTCTGGCATTGCACCAGAAGGTAATTTTTGGGTGTACCACTCCCAGAAATAAGGACTCCAAGATCATTTTAGCTTAAAAAGGTATGTCACTATCTAAATCGGCTAAATTAACACCCTTTTGAGGGCTTTGAGAAGGTTTTGAATCTTCTGAAGGCTTACCCCCTAACATCTGCATTGTGCTGCCTATGACCTTTGTAGAGTACTTCTCCACTCCAGTATTTTTGTCGGTGTATTTTTCGGTCTTAAGTTTGCCTTCAACATAGACTGAACTGCCTTTTTTAAGGTAATCACCAGCAATTTCAGCCAGCTTTCCAAAAAAGACTACATTGACCCATTCGGTTACTTCTTTTTGCTCACCCTGCTTATCCTTGTATTTTTCGGTACAAGCTACAGAAATGTTACAAACTGGGCTGCCATCTGGAAAGCTGCGAAGTTCAGGGTCTTTACCCAGGTTGCCCACAATGATTACTTTATTTACTGATGCCATGATTTATCCTTGATTAAATTTGCCGATTTAACATGAGTTCGGTTTCTCTTTCTACTTCTTCCAAAAACTTCTTTACTTCATCTTCCATGATGCCAATGAACTTGTCATCTCGGAAAACCCTTTTCACAAACAATTGACTTTTCTCAGGCATCCTAGGATCGAATGAAATAAAGTCATTCCATTCCCTACCAGTACAAGCAATCTGGGCTTGCATCTGAATAAAATATTTATTGGGTGGCTCACCAGACTTTAGATATGACCAATGAGTTGCAGAATTGGGACACTTGATTTCACAAAGCCCATTAATATTAACCAGCCCATCAGGACTAGCACCAAAGCCTTTAATGGTGGAATGATCCACAAAAGGCACTTGCTCCACCAGGACATCATTAAACACCTCATAAGCCATTCTCGCTTTCGGTTCAGTTTCAGTCCCCCATGCCATAGCAGCATTAGTATAGGACTCCTCGATCTGACCTGTAACCCTCTGGATAGCCAATTCAACTAGGTAATTACCCCTACTTGCAGATACACCAGTTTTAGTCTTAGCCAGGATGTCAGCCACCCTGGAAGCAGTCACTTTACCTAGGCGAAGCTGATGCCACTCTGGAGTGCCTTGTAATATGTCGGTCATGATTGCTCCGCCACTAATTCATTCTTGCGAATGTCTTTGACTTGCTCCAATTCTTTTAATGTGCCACAAGCCTTGACTGCTGCAATGTAGCTATTCTTTAACTCATCCATAGTCAAGGATTTCATAATATTGCTGATATATGGCGCAGTATCAACTGGCTCTTTTGCATCTTCTTGTGGCAAATCCTCTCCCGCATAAATGTATAGTCCAATTCCGAATAGACTGATACACTTTGTTAATGCTCTTTGCATAGCGGTATTGCAGTCCATAGCATTTGGATTAGGAATAGCTTTATTCTGATTATTGATAACTGGCATCTGGCAGGTCATAGATTTGCCAAAAGCATTGACAGTACAAAAGACCATCAAAGTTTCATTAAAGTAAACTGGATCGCCAAAAGTCCAAGTAGCGGATGGATCATTTTGTAATAGTTGATCTACAGCCCATGTCCAAGAAAGATAAGTAAAGCGACCTTTCTTTTCGGTGTGCTCATTGACATTGATCTTGCGAAGTTCATTAAAAGTTTTCATTATTACCTTTCGTGTTTAATCTAAATAACCGCTAGACAAATTTGCTTCTGCATGGCTGTTGGCATAGCCTTCCATATATTCATAAGCCATATCCCACAACTTTCGACCCAAGGCTTCAAAGTTAATATCTACTTGGGGTTTAGAAAGCATTTCCTCGATAATGACTCGATTCTTTTCATTAGCTTCATAAATGCCTTCTGCAAAGTTGGAATACTTTTTGATGCTGTATTCATCTTCCATAAGTTCAGCAACTCGATCATTGATTCTATCTGAATCATTGTCATCTTCTGGTTCATAATAGCGATTGTTGTTATACATAATTTACCTTTCGTGAAAAGCCCCCGAAGGGGCTATGTTTACAAGTCAATGATTAAAGATTTAAAGCTGATTGAATCTATGAAATTTTCTAAATTGACAGAATAATCGGAAATAATTTCAAGACCATCGTTAAAGAAATTCAATGAAATAAAACCATTGTTGTTATTGCCATCTAGCTCAAGTTCAACAAAGTCACAGTTAAAAGCATTTTTTAAAATCTTTTCAATACTTTTTGATGGTTTGCAAATAGTTTCACCATCTGCACTCACTCCAACTTTATAACTTAAAGCTAAAGCTGTTTCTACAATTCTCTTGGTTACTGCTTTTTCTACAGTTGTAAGCATTTTGATTTCCTTTCGTGGGTTATCGAACTACACAAGTAGTATTACACAAAACTATTACACTTGCAAGAAGTTATGTGCAAAAATGCAACATGACCGAATTAACCCTTATTCTGCCCCTTCCACCCTCAGTAAATAGCTACTGGGGTTTTGCTGGTTCTAGGCGGTTTTTAACTCTTGCAGCCAGAGAGTTTAAAAAAGAAGTGGCTCATATAGCGAGCCAGCAGCATATTAATTTTGGGGATAAAAGATTGTCCTTAACAGTAACTTTACATTTTAAAGATCGTAGGAAGTCTGACATTGACAATCGGATCAAGAGTTTACTGGATGCTTTAGTGCAAGCTGGATTATTTGATGATGATTCACAAGTTGATGAACTTCATGTCTACAGAGGTGAAATTATTCGACAAGGGAAATCCCTCATAAAAATTTCTGAGTTAGAAATTAAAAAGTAGTATGATCTTTTCCTTGGGCTAGGTTCGCAACCGAAAAAGCATCTAGTCAATGCTCTGCCCAATCCCTTAATTTGACTACCTTGGACTGAAGGAATATGCACTACTACAAATTCAACATATCCGATTGGCATCTGGCAACCAGCCACTTGACTCTTGAGGAAGAAGCTGTCTATTTCAAGTTAATTAATTTTTATTACGATTCAGAGCAACCAATCCCTAAAGAAACCCAATCGGTTATCAGAAGGTTACGACTCGTAAACCAAGAGAAAACCATTCTCGCAATACTTAAAGAATTCTTCGATTTGAAGAAAGATGGATGGCATCACGAAAGATGCGACATCGAAATTGCAAAGTACCATGAGAAGGCTGAGAGGAATAAAACTGTGGGTAAATTGGGTGGTAGACCCAAGAAAATCAAGGACTTAGAGCATAACCCAGAAATAACCCAGATGGTTTCCAAAGAAAACCCACAAATAACCCTAACCACTAACCATAAACCACTAACCACTAACCATAAAAATACTACTCCAACTCCTGAAGGAGTTTCGTCTGATTTATGGAATGATTTTTTGGTTTATAGGAAAAGACTGAAAGCACCAGTTACAGACAGAATTGTGAATCGCCTAGTAACTGAAGCTGAAAAAGCCAAAATGCCATTGTCAGAAGTCATTGAGACAATCATGTTTAAGGGTTGGCGATCCTTTGAAGCTGCCTGGGTTACACAAGCACCCCTAAAATCGCAGGAATTGCCCCTAGGGACTGACAAACAAATCGAGGAAGCCTACCGCATCGAATGTGGCGGTGATCCAGCCAAGGCTCGATTTAATAGCTATTTCGAGATGAAAAAATTTATTCTGGATGCCAGAGATAAAAAAAAGAAGTAAGATTATTAACCTATTACAAGGAGTAGTTGATGGAAAAGCAAGGTGCAGCATCTAAGGTCAGGGCAATATTCATTGAAGAACAAGCCCCTCTGACTTTGTATGACATTGCTGTAAAGACCGACCTCAAAGCCCCTCAAATTTCGATGGCTCTTTGCTATCTTCGCAGACAGCGATACCTAAGTAGAACTTTGGTCTGCAATCCCCATGCGAAGGGCAGAAAAGAAGTTTGGCAATATGAGTATCACCCAAGTCGAATTGCATAAATTCCAATGTGCTGTAAGACAAATGCTTGCCTACCGCAAGGCTTGGGGTCTTAAAAAGTTTCAGGTTTACATTCGTGGTGAAAGGACAATCAAATTATGGATGAAATTGCAACAATCTTTCGTAGAGCAATGGTCGAAAGGGAATCGAGGAGAGTGGGGGACATGGAAATAAACAAACTCCAAGAAGAATTGAAGAAAGTCAAGATGGATGCTGACTATTGGCGATTGGCTTATGACAAGCTGCTAAAGCATATTGAGCACCAGGACTCTTACATTCGACATTTGGAATCCCAAATCTGGGGTGGGAAAACCTTTTGAGTTCTAATCTCATCATCCTTACTGGGCTGATATATGCCTATATTTGCGCTGAGAGTTGTTTGAAGGGCAATATGGGATTAGCTTGGATGTATTTTGGATATGCTGTAGCCAATTATGGTGCTTACCTTATTTCTATAAAATGAAGCAGCTTTTCTACCTTGCACATGATGTCGCTAGAAAAAATGCCCTAGAAGCTGTCAAAACCGCCCCAGAAGGCTACATCGTAGAGGTTAAGCTACCTACCCGCAGTCTAGAGCAAAATGCGCTTCTGCACTCGATTATGCAAGCCATATCCAAAAAGGTAGAATGGGCAGGATCATATAGAGAAGTAGATACATGGAAAAGACTCCTTACTGCTGGTTGGCTAAGAGCCAGGGGTGAACCTATTGAGATTTTACCTTCGATTGACAATCATGGAGTAGATATTGTTTTTCGTCATACTTCAACATTAACTATTGCAGAAATGTCAGAATTCCTAGAATATGTAATGGCATGGGCAGCCGAACAAGGAGTCGACATTGACCACTAAAAAAGAAAAAGAGCATTATGACAAACTTGCCAGATTTGGATGTGTCCTTTGTTTCTTCCTTGGATATGGTGAAGGGACACCATCCGAAATTCACCATATTCGAAGAAATCGACCAAGGAAAGATAGTCCTGCCATCCCTTTGTGTAGAGAGCACCATCGAGGAGATACTGGAATACATGGGCTTGGGCGCAAAAGATTCGAATCAACCTATGACATAACTGAGGAAGAACTTCTAGAAATTGTCAATGAATCAATAGGTTATCATTGGGAGAATATTGCGCCTGGAATTGTTATGGGGAGTCTAATTCAATGAGTGAACAAGATGGAGTTGCTCTAGTTTTTTGTATGTTAATTGCCTTGCTAATTGTCTACTATTAACAAATTTGTTATTTGTATAATAACTTTACAATCCTAAACCTAATACTTTACAAAAAATTTTAAAAACTTTACAAAAAAGTTTCCCTATCGGGCAATTTGTAAGAAAAAGTGCATGAAATTTCAAAAAAATTACTGATCGGGTAATTTTGTAAGAAAAAGTGTTAACACACTATATGTTAACAATAACAAAAGTATGTTAAATGACTCATTAATAAGGCTTTATCCTATTTAAGGACTTTTTAATAAGTCACAAAATGTATAAAATATTTTACAATTTATACATATAGGTATTAATATGTATAGAAAATTGCTACTTATAGGTTGTAAGTTTTAATGGGTTCATGACTTTTAAGGTCAACATTACAAGCCCATTTCACCGCTTCTTCTGCTGTCAGACCCATTCGCATACATACTTCGGCTGCCATTGCTCCAGACCCTATAGCCATAAATGTCTTGGCTCTTTCCCATTCCAGGTCATCACCGCAATAAAAAAGACCATCTTTGGTCAATTTAATAAAAGAACTATCTGGCTTTAGCTTTGGTTTGACTTTGCTCTTTTTGTTAATATATTCAACAACTTTTTCGCAATCACTCCAATTACCTGCAACTCCAAGCCAGCCACCATCTATTGCAACAATCTTTTCTTCAAAGTATTTGATACCAGTATCTTCATCAGAGAATTGACTATCTGAAACTAATACTTTATTAATCCAATCGCCAACAATAGTAGTCATGTTTATACCTTGTTTATACATCCTCGGAATTCAAATTCATCCTCACCAGATACCATAACCAACTCTGGCATTAACATTCTGCCATTTTCCCATGACAGTAGGACAAACCCTGATCGCCAATCTACTGGCGCATCTTCTGTATAATGTACAAAGGCATCGGAATGAATATCGGCTAGTGTTCCAGTTTGAACACCCCATCTAGTTCCCATGTTGAAGGCAGGGCTGAGATCGGTAATAGGAAATGCGGATAAATTGTGGGTATGCCCACAGATATAATTGATGCCCGAATTCAGGGCATTGCTCCTAGTAGCACCGAAACCACCCTTCCATCGGTGTTTTATGCAAGTATCTTCATTGACCCAAAAAGACCAGCAAGATTTCCACATCGGAAAATGATCTTTCAGGCTAAAACCGAGAATACCTTCATAAGTCGCTGCGCCTGAATTTGACAGAAATGTTTCGAATCTAGCGTCATGGTTACCCAGACACCATATTAAAGGAGTATCTTTTCTGGCAGCATTTTCAATTCCTGTCATAAATTCCTGACAGGCTTCAAGTTCTTCTTTTACTGTAGGAGTTTGAGACCAATTGATTCTCTTATGTGCGCTATTTTGACTTCCATCGAACATATCGCCATTGGCTACAATCGCTTTAAGTTCACCTTTAAAAGCCTTAATCATGGCTAATAGTGCTTTATAAGCTGTAGTTACTTCGCCTGGCTGAAAGTGAGCATCACTAAAAACTATGACTCGACCTTTATCTGGAATCTCAATACCCCTTCTAACATGACCAGAGGTTTGATCTATTTTTTTAATATTAGTCCGACCAGTAGCTTGTGGATTAAAGGTAGGTAACTCTATTTGATACTTTAATTCCAAAGCCCTTCTTCTAGCATGGACTGATCGAATACCCATTTTCAATGCTCTTGATACTCTATCTGGACTACCCAATTCTTTCCAACATTCGATGAATTGCTCATCAGTAGCAAGGTAATTAGACATAAGACTCCCTAAGTGAGTAAGCGAATCTTAACTGAATTTAATGATTAATCAATGACATAATTATTAACCCTATGCTAATATGACATCGTCAGATAGGGTACAACTGTCCTTGTATGCCACAAATAGTCAAAAGCTATTTCCTATCTGACACTTTTAGTTAGATATTATTGATATGGGTAGACCCTCAAGTTATTCCGAAGAACTAGCAGATGAGATTTGTTTAAGACTCTCTTATGGAGAGGGACTTGTCAAAATTTGCAAGGATGAGCATATACCAGCGAGAAGTACTGTAATACTGTGGCTGTTAAAGAATAAGACTTTTTCGGACAAGTACGCACAGGCGAGAGAAGCCCAAGCAGATTTTCTCTTAGAAGAACTATTAGATATTGCTGATGCTACTGAGGGAGATATGCTTCTGGACAAAGATGGCAATCCTACTGGTAAAGTTAACCATGAGAATATTAATAGATCCAGATTAAGGGTCGATACTCGTAAATGGGTTATAACAAAGTTAGCACCGAAGAAATATGGTGATCGAGTAGAAGAAGTCGCTAAAGAAGAACTAACCATTCACAATGTCCCGACTAAAACAAAAAAGTGAAGAAATCATAGAGTTGCAGCCATTCCATGATGGACAGCAAGCAGCCTATGATAATGAAAGCAGATTCTTTGTAATCCGATGTGGAAGGCGATGGGGAAAAACCGCAATGATGCAAAATTTAGCGGTGACAGCAGCAGCCAATGGTGAAAAGGTAGGCTGGTTTGCTCCTGACTATAAAATTCAATCTGAAGCCTTTAGAGAGATCGTAGACCTATTAGCTCCTACCATTGTGTCATCTTCCAAGATTGATGGAATCATTACCACTCAAAAGGGTGGGCGCATAGACTTTTGGACTCTGGAAAATGAGAGAGCAGGTCGATCCAGAAAGTACCATAAAGTCTTTATTGATGAAGCAGCCTTTACCAAGCCAAGTATGATGAAGGTCTGGCAAACTGCTATTAAGCCAGCATTGCTAGACTTCCAGGGTAGTTGTATTGCAGCATCCACTCCTAATGGGGTAGATAGCAGCAATTTCTTTTGGCAGGTATGCAATGAGCCTGAACATGGATTTACTGAATACCATGCCCCAACCCATACAAACCCATTCCTACCCCAAGAAGAATTAATCAAGCTGGAAAGGGAAAATCATCCCCTCGTCTATCGTCAAGAGTATTTGGCAGAATTTGTAGATTGGTCTGGTGAAGCCTTCTTTAGTGTAGACAAGCTGCTAGTCGATAATAAACCAGTTGCCTATCCTACTAAGTGCGATGGTGTCTATGCAGTCATTGATACCGCAGTTAAGGGTGGAAAAGAGAATGATGGTACTGCGATTGTCTATGTGGCTGTCGATAAGTACACCCAAAATCCCTACAACTTGATTATTCTTGATTGGGATATTGTGCAGATTGATGGCGCAATGCTAGAAAATTGGATGCCAAGTGTATTTGCCAGATTGGAAGAACTAGCCAAAGTAACCAATGCCAGGAATGGAGTTGTCGGTACATTCATTGAAGATGCTGCTGCTGGTTCTATTCTTATACAACAAGGGCGCACTAGAGGATGGAATACATTTGCCATTGACTCTGGACTGACTTCAGTTGGTAAGGATGAAAGAGCCATTTCAGTATCAGGATACTTTCATCAGGGATTGATGAAGATCAGCGAGTTTGCTTTTGATAAAACTATGACATTCAAAAATGCAAGTCGCAATCATCTATTATCCCAAGTCACCAGTTTTAGGATTGGCGATAAGGAAGCATACAAAAGAGCAGATGACTTGCTTGATGCTTTTGTGTATAGTCTAGCCATTGGTGTTGGTGATAAATATGGCTACTAAGGAAGAACTATGTCAGATGTAATGATAAATAATACATATCTTGGCGGTGAGTTAATGTCATTGCTTAGTGCTGACAACATTCAACCAGGCTCACAAGCAGGTTATGAGTTATGTAAGCAAATCTGGACATATCATCCCCTTGGTGGCAAATTAGTAGAAAAGCCTGTAAAACTTGCGCTATCAAAGCCAAGAACTATTACAATTGATGCTCAACCAAAAGAAATGCTCGCTGAAGCATTTAATAAAGAATGGGAGAGATTGGGTGCTACTAATCATATTAGGGATGTTATGTTTATTAATCGCACCTATGGTGCTGCTGGCATTGTTGTGGGGGCTGATAAGATTCCTACTACTGATCCCATTGACCCTTGGATGCTTCCTGATCTTAATCTTTATTTTAATCAGCTAGATCCGCTTAATATGGCTGGTTCGATTGTGACGAATCAGAATCCCAATGCGCCTGACTTCCAAAAACCTTTGGCATATACTACTGCTGCTGGTCAGCCCTATCATCCTAGCCGAAGTGTTGTTGTTTTTAATGGCACTCCTGTATATCTTCAATTTCAGTCTAGTGCCTTCGGTTTTACAGGTAGGTCAGTCTTTCAAAGGGCTTTATATCCATTAAAGTCTTTCATTCAGTCGATGATTACCGATGACCTGGTGACATTCAAATCAGGTTTAATCATTGCTAAACAAAAACCTGCTGGCTCGATTGTCAATCGCTTAATGCAAAATGCTGCTGGTATCAAGCGCACCTATTTGCAAGAAGGCGGTACTGGTAATGTGCTCTCCATTGATATTGATGAGGAAATCAACTCCATTGATTTGACCAATACCGCAACATCTATGACAACTGCCAGAGATAACATCATTGCTAATATCGCTGCTGCTTCTGATGTTCCTGCAATGCTGCTTAAAGATGAAGCCTTCACCCAGGGATTTGGTGAGGGTACTGAAGATGCTAAAGCCATTGTGCAATACATTGATGGCATCCGAGTTGACATGGAAAGCCTATTCGCTTTCTTTGACAAAATTGTCATGCACCGAGCCTGGAATAAAGAATTCTATGAAGCTGTCAAGAAATCCTATCCAGAGATTTATCGCAAGATGTCTTATGAGCAAGCCTTCTATAGCTGGCAAAAGAACTTCAAAGCTGAGTGGGAATCCCTCATGGAAGAACCAGAGTCTGAAAAGGTCAAGGTTGCTGACATCAAGCTAAAAGGTATTACTGAAATTCTTCGGACTGTATTGCCAGTTGCAGATGGTCAAAATAGAGCCATTCTCATTCAATGGGCGCAAGATAATATCAATGAAATGCCTGATATGTTTCAAAGCAGCTTACAAATTGATACTGATGCCCTGGCTGAATATGAGCCACCGCAAGAGTCAATGCCAGAAGAAAAAATGCCAAGAGCAGATGGGGGGAAATGGGCTAACCCCATCCCAAAGGCTGATGCTTTCCTAGAAGCAGATCATCCAAGAGATGCTGATGGGAAATTTACTACTGGTTCAGGTGGTAGTGTTGCTACTGAACCTATGGGTAGACAGACCGCAGCGATTACTGCACCAGTAGCTAAGACTGCGCTGATCGAAAAACCACAAGCACCAAAGGCTAAGACTGTCGAAAAGCCAAAAGCACCAACCGCTAATCGAGTGAAAGAGTTGTTATCAGGTAAGCTGCAACAAGCTGATGTAGAGAGATTGCCTGAAGAAAAGCAAAAAATCTTTACTGAAATGTATGAGAAGGCAGCCGAGAATAAAGATCACTTTGACAATACCAATACAAGGATCGCTGAAGAACTAGGTGGTCGGGCTGCCATTGTGCCATTGAAGGGATCGCAAAGAGCAGTCGATAAGATTACTAAGTCTTATGACAATGATCCAACCAAGATTAAAGATTTACTTCGCACAACCATTGAGATTAAATCGCTAAAGGATGTCAATAGCGCAATTGATAAACTCAAAGCTGAATATGGTGAACCAGTAAAGCTAAGAAATTTACTTGATCCTAAGACTGACTCATTGGGTGGATCTGGCTATCGAGATGTCAATATGGTAGTTGAGGTAAATGGCTCTTATGCTGAAGTGCAGATTAATCTACCAGCAATGATGGAAGCCAAAGAAAAGGCACATGGTTACTATGAGGAAGTTCGCATCATTTTAGAAGATGCAGCACAAGCTGGTAAACAACTTAATGTCTATGAAGAAGCTAAGGTCAAAAACCTAAATGATAAGATGAAGGCTCTTTATGATGCAGCCTGGGAATCCATCACTAAGGCTTGAAATACTTGAGCATTGCTAGGCAGCAGGAATTCTTCTTTGAGTGAAAATTCTTTTGGTTCACCTTTAATCCAGATAGCTACCATTGGTATATCTTTTCCAGCATTGACTGATACTGGCAAACCATCTTCTGAAGTTACATAGAAGATAGCTGATGGACTGATTTCGTAATTACCAATTTTCATATATTGCCCTTTCAATTCATTTTATCATATAACAAAAAGCCCTCAAAAGGGCTTGTAATAATAGGAATTTTTACTCGTAGACCACTTCGACATCCGAGCACAATTCGCTAATATAGGCAGCACACTCTGGATTGTTATTGGAATCAAACTCAGAAATAGCATCTTCTTTTGAGAATCCGCTATAGAGAATGAAGTACTTCAAACAATCGTCATAATCAACTTCCGAACTTTCAATAAAATATTTGACTGACATGATTTCCCTTTCGTGGTTATCTTGGTACTTCCAAAATCATTTTGCCATCCATGATTTCAAACAAGATCGCTTTGGCTCTATTCAAACTCTGCCTGGCTCTCTCATTCGCACCCATCGCAATTTCTTCCTGGGCATCACTCATAAGACCAGCAACAACAATACCAGCCCCACCCAACTTGTAGCTGGCTGATGATCTGATCTGCGCTATAAATTGCTCAATGTCGCAACCATACATTTCCTGACTCATGCTGCACCCCTTTCTTGAAATTGCTGGATAACTGCTCTAGCAGCAGCAGCCCTGCCCATCTGACCTTTTGCCAAAGCCAAGATCAAAATCCCCTGGGCTTGGGCAATACTGAAAACCTCATATCCATACAAAGGCAAACTCATTTCAAACTCCTTTCGTGATTAACTACTACACTTACATATTAATGCTTATTAGGTATAAGCACAAGGACTATTTCACTATTTGTTGTATTTGTGCAAAAACAACACTTTAGGTAAATATATTTGACACTTATACTAAATAGGAATAATATAAGAATGTAGTCTTAATTAACCACGAAAGGAAATTAAAAATGCAGATCGACCAAGCCATTGCAATTATTGAGGAATATCGCCAGGACTATGGAATTGGGTTCTTGGAAGCCTTGATTGAAATTCGTCAGAATCCAGAGGAATTTAGCGAGCAGCAATTGATCGCTTATCGGATTTTTATGAATGATGCTCGTCAGATGTTTCAACCAGCTTAAGGGGGTTTTATGAATTTATTGATTGCTGAAAAAGTTGGCGGTTCTTTTCAAAAAATCGGTGTCATGAATGGCGATGAGTTGCTTGCAGATTGTTTGCTTGCTGTCGGTCTTGCCTACAATGCCAAAAGGTTTTTTGAAGGAGATTCGGCAGCAGTTTTTCTGGATTATCAGTTAGAGGGTATTGAGTACAGAGTTTTAAAGTTTTAAGTAGTTCAACCACGAAAGGAGTTGTTATGAAATACCAATTAGATGTTAGTCGTGATGTAGATGCGGATGGCGATGCCTATATGCTCTGGCTGCCATTCGGCTTTAGATTTTCAGATGATTTAGTCCATGTCCGAGGTTTTGACACTATGGCTGAAATTCGACAAGCTGCCAAAAATGATGTTATTCCCTGCGATTGTGAAGATTGCAAGTTGAATATCAAAGAATTGGCTGCCAAGAAAGCATCTTTTATGAAGGAAATGCTGAAGTAGCAAAAATGCAACAACCCTAAAAAAGTTGTTGCATTAATAC